AAAAAACAAAGAAAAAAAAAAAAAAAACAAAACAGGGGAAACGAAAAAACAAAACCAAAAAAAAAAAAAGAGGGGGAGGGGGAGAAAAAAAAAAAAAAAGAAAGTTGGCGAGGTTGATGGAATTATTTAATAAAAAAAAAAAGAATCAGGCAACACCCGCACCCACTGGACATAATTATGAAAGAGTTACGGGGAGGACTGTATCTGGTCCGTATGCACATTTAGCAAGCGATAGTAGAGTAAATAATCGGCGTGCATGTTTAGTTGGAAAAAATAAAAAATCACCTACCTATGATAAATTAGAACCAAGGAATAAGAATGATTTAAAGGGGGGTGAGGCGAGAAGCAGCAAAGGGATAAACGATAAAAAAAACAGTGCGAGAAATAATGTCTATCCCTCGCCGAACCAAGAGGGATATTTTGGGAATCGGATTATTGTTCAAGGAAAAAATTCAGGTCCAATTATTAACAAACATATGCGATAATAACATATATACATTATATAAAACCAAAGGATTATATAATATGGAAGCATCTTGTAAAAAGAAAGCAGAAGAATCAGAGTATGCTACTTGGCCGAAGCATAAAAACACCTGGGGTGGTGAGCATAAAAACACCTGGGGTGGTGAGCATAAAAACACCTGGGGTGGTAAAAAGCAATACCCACCCTGCCCGACTTCCCCGCCACCACAATTATATGCTCAGCAAGTATATGCTCAGCAAGTTTATGCTCAGCAAGTTTATGCTCAGCAAGTATATGCTCAGCAAGTTTATGCTCAGCAAGTATATGCTCTACCGCCGCCCATACCGCCAAAGTTGCCACCCCCCCGTCAGCTTCCGCCGCCAATTAAGAGAGAAACAAAACCACCGAGTGCAATTCTATTTAACGATGAACTGTTATAAGGGGGTGGGGTGGGGTGCTTACAAACTATACCATTTTTTAGAGAAGCAATTTTAGCAACCGTTTATACTCCGTTTTAACGACCAATTTATAAACAGTTGTGCTATACATTTGGGGTTCACTATTGACACTCAACGCCTTTTCCACTCTTTGCCGAATATCTTCTTTATTTTTCTGAAAATGGTCGTGCATAATATCACCAAATAAAGCAAAATGGTGTGTTGGGTCATTTTTCACCTGATCTAGCATCCCGAGAATTGCCACTTCAATATTTTTATATTTAATAATTTCGTTATAACTCTCAAATTCGGGGTTTGAGCGATTTAAACCAGGTTCATTTAAAAGGGGTGCATCATTTAGCACCGTGCAAATCGCCAATAACACCGACGATAATGTTTGGCAACCGCTCCATTGTTCGCCTTGCCACGTATTAAGAATAGATAAACACACTTTTCCACAACGGTATAAATTCGGATTAAACCGGGTCAACCCATCGCTCGTGCAAAATTCCACTTTCGGCGGTGCGTGAGGGTAATTGGGGGGAAATTTTAGTTTAAAAAAATAAAATCCATCTGCATAAGGCGTGTCTTTGGGACCAATAATCATTGCTTTGCCGCACAACATGTCGGTTTCGTCGTGTTCATAATGAATACCGTGAGCGGAGAGTGGATTTTTCCGAATGTCTTTAATATCGCTTATAATACGGCGCATCGTTTCTTTTGAAACAAATACCTGTGCATTATTCTCGGTCGGGGTATAATGTTTTGTATTCGGCGTAGTAGAAGAGGATGCCATTTGATACTATATACTGTTTTATTTTTAAATTTAAATAGATTTAATATAGTTTGTAAAATCACATCTATGCATTGTATTGCAAACTGGTATCAACGGTCCCGTGCCGACCCTGTATAACCTAGTTCAGTTGGTTGGGTCACACCTACAAGAGACAAAGAGACCGACCGACCGACCGACCGACCCACCTTGCTTTGTGAGGGTGAGTAGCACCTTTACATTTTTGAGGGGTGCAGTGTCAATTCCCACTAAAATAGTCAACCAGATTTACAACTATCTTTAGCCGACCCTTTCGTTTGATTGGCCGGGTCATTAAAAACAAAAATGAACAACATTATGCAGTCTATGAACTCGCGAGAATCCGTCCAGTCTACCTTTTACCGAATTAAATATAAAATTGAAAAAGAGATAAAAACTTCTATCATATATATAATACCCATCTCCTTCCCTGATGGCTTCTTCCAAAAATGCGAATTTTGATAAATTTTTAAAAGAGCATAATGCAGTTAAGGGCGAAGGATTTACACATACCCGCATAGGCGATCCAAATCTGTCTATTTATGGTGGTAGTTATAGTATTAATGAAAATGAATGGACGACCTTTATGGACCTCTATTATCAGCACGTCTTTGTAAATGGAAACAAAGAATACCTCACGGAAAAACAAATGGTTGAGAATGGTCCGGTTATGATTGATATTGATATGCGTTATGATTCGTCGATTACCGAACGTCAACATTCAAAAGACCATATTATTGATGCAGTCATGCTGTATGCTGAGAAAATCGGGCAATTACTAGATATCAGCGATGGAGCCAAGATTCCGGTGTATGTTATGGAGAAAAAAAATGTAAATAAATTGGACAATAAAACCAAAGATGGTATTCATATGATTATTGGTATTCAAATGCACAAGGCACTTCAAGTGATGCTACGAGACCGTGTATTACCTGAAATTAAAAACATTTGGGATGATTTGCCAATTACCAATGATTGGGAAGATGTCTTGGACGAAGGTGTAACCAAAGGGTTTGTCAACTGGCAACTCTATGGTTCGTGTAAACCCGCAAATCAAACCTACCACATCACCTATTATTTTGAGTTGGAGCATCATAACAAAAACTGGGATATTACCGAGTGTCCTTTGGCAAAATTTTCCGTTGAAAAAAACATACTCAAATTGTCGGCACGGTATACGGAACACGTCGCCTGCCCCTTAAAAGAAGGCATTGTGGACGAGTTTGAGAGCGCCAAGCAACGTTTAACTAAATCCAATAAAAAACCTGCAGGAGGAGCAGGAGCAGGAGCAGGAGGAGCAGACGGAAAATCCAAGCATAAATTAAAATTAAAGCATTCCATTACCACCCCAAAATCCAGCACATTTACGGATATTTCAAGCGAAGCAATGCTAGATAATATGATTGAAAGTTATTTTGAAGATGTTGGTCCCATGAATTATCGGTTAAAAGAAACGCATCAATATACCATGTGTTTGCCGGCCAGTTATTATGGTCCGGGCAGTTACAATAAATGGGTTCGCGTCGGTATGGCACTTCACAATACCTCACCGGATTTATTCTTATCTTGGCTCAAGATGAGTTGTCAAGAAAATTGCCGGGACACCTTAAAAGGCAACAACGGTAAATTTGATTGGCGCCTTGTGCCGGAATTATATGAATTGTGGAGTGGGTTTTCACTGAACCCTGACGGATTAACGTATCGTTCTATTTTGTATTGGGCAAAGAATGATGCAAATGAAAAATACGAAGCTATTTGCGCGGAAACGACTGATTTCTTCCTCTCACAAACCATCCAAAATCCGACGGAATTTGATTTAGCCTCCGTGCTCCATAGTATGTATAAGGCCAAGTTTGTCTGTGTTAGTATTAAGAACAAAATATGGTATGAATATATTAATCACCGCTGGGTTGAAATAGATTCGGGTAATACGTTGCGCATGTCTATTTCCAAAGAAATGCACGCGATTTATTTTGACAAAACGTGTGAAATTACGAATCAAGCGCATTTGGTTGGCGAACCAGGCACACCCGAGCGTGATAAATTAATGAAAATTGCGCAAAAGTTAAATGAAATCTGTGCAATGCTGAAAAGGACGCAATCCAAACAAAACATTATGCGTGAAGCGTGTGAGTTATTCTATGATAAGGACTTTATTGAAAAACTGGATATGAACCCTTACCTTCTATGTTTCAATAACGGGGTGGTTGATTTTAAGCAACGCATTCACCGTAAGGGGCAACCAGATGATTTTATTTCCAAGTGCACAAATATTGATTACGTTCCGCTGAATCCAATGAAGCAACAAACCACGATAAATGAAATCAAATTATTTATGGAACAATTGTTTCCAGTGAAAGAATTAGAGGACTACATGTGGGAGCATTTGTCTTCGTGTTTAATTGGTATCAATACAAACCAAACGTTGCATATTTACAAAGGTTCGGGGCGCAATGGCAAATCCGTCTTAACCTCTTTAATGGGCAAGTGCTTGGGGTCGTATAAAGGCACCGTGCCCATTACCTTAATTACCGCCAAGCGCAATTCCATCGGTAGCACTTCATCGGAAGTTGCAATGTTGGTCGGTGTGCGGTATGCCGTTATGCAAGAACCGTCAAAGGGGGATAAAATTAACGAAGGCATCATGAAAGAACTGACGGGGGGAACGGACCCTATTCAAGCAAGAGCACTGTTTAAGGATACCATTACCTTTATCCCTCAGTTTAAAATTGTTGTATGCACAAATACGGACTTTGAAAATACAAGCGATGATGATGGGACATGGCGTCGTATGCGTTACATTGATTTCGGTTCAAAGTTTTTAGAGAAACCGTATGAGGACGAAATCAAGTTTCCACGCAGCGAATGCCCCTATCAATTTGAATTGGATAAGAAAATAGAAGAAAAGTTTGAACACTGGGCGCCGGTGTTTATGGCCATGCTTGTTGCCCGAACGTATACTAATCTAGGATTGGTAAAGGATTGTCCAATTGTTATGTCTAATAGCGACAAACACCGGGAGAGTCAAGATTATTTGGCAGGTTTTGTTAAGGAGAATGTGCGCGAGAAAGAAGGGTCAGTCATTAAAAAGACCAATATGATGGAATCCTTTAAACTATGGTATATTCAAAATTATGGCAAGGGGTCTTTACCCAAAGGCAAAGAAATCACGGAATACATGAACAAGCGGTTTGGTGTGTATAAAAACGGTTGGCATAATGTGGAAATTGTGAATGAAGGAGACGAGGATGATCCGTTAGATGAAATGTAAGTATACCGTATACCTACCATAGACCAAGAAGGAGCGTAAAAAGGTTAATGGGAAAAAAGAAAGGTAACTCTTTTTTTTTGCGTTTTGTATCGTGGGGTTTTGTATATTACAAATCAGCATAGACGTCTTTTGTAGGTAATTCAGTAAACCAATAGGATACTGCATCATACATAACAACGAACCATTTTATTGTTAAATTTAAAATAAGAGGCATTATTATTGCAATAAAAAGAATCAGCCATACTGTATATTTTTTATATAACTCATCTGGTATAAAATTACCAAATAAAATATAACCAATCACTGCCGTGTAATAGATATACAGCATAATGCGTCTATAAAGGAACAGCGAGTCGGTATTGGTATTTTCATATATAACTTTACGTTGACTGGTTTGAAGGATTGCTTCGTATTTATTTATTTTTTTAATTAAATCTTTTTGTTCTTGCATACGTGTCGCTAATAAATTATCCGTTTGTTTTAAAAACACGAGTTGACCTTGATATTGCTTTAATGCTTGCGATAAATTAGTTGCAAATTCTTGTTGTTTTTCAATTGAGTTTGTTTTGAATTCGCGTGCCGTTGTTGCATAGCGGTCAAAAATAACATTTCTATATTTCACATCCCCTCCGCCGATGCCTTTATTATATTCATAATAATTTTTTTCAGCGCGACCAATTTCTTCCGGTAAATCGGTAAGTTTTTGTTTTTTAGTGTTAAGTTCTTGTAGTAAATAGGCATCACGTGAACGTTTATATGCATCAGTCGTAGTGAATGAATTCAATAGTGAAGTAAAACTGTTTTCTGAACCATTTGGGAAAATGCTTTGAAAGGTCGTTGTTAATGTCGTCATGATTGCATTTAATGAAGCATCTACAATCGGTGGTGGCATTTGTTCTTATCTACTATATAATAACTTTTTAATATTATTATATAATTTCATTCAGCGTTATATGTTTCAGCGTTATATGTTTCAGCGTTATATGTTTCAGCGTTATATGTTTCAGCGTTATATGCATTCATTCTTCTATTAGGAAATAGATGTAAAACTCGGATTGACATAATAAGGCATAATACCATTTTCATCTACGTCTTCTTTATAATCGGCAACAACCGTTGCATTTAACCCCAAACTATTATTGGCGGTGATAAATGATTCCGTTGTGGTGGGGTTGGTGGTGTTTGTGCTTGTTATACTATTTGGTAAGACGCATTTCTGCTTTTTCTTATCAAAATATAACCCATCAGAACAACATGCATCTCCAATACAAATGCCTAAATTCTTTAATAAATTTTTAAAAGGGTTTTCAATTTTCAAAAAATTCTTTTTATTATACTCCCATATACCAGGTGCATAGTCATTCGGGTCTTCGTATTTCCAATTGTATTCGTCAAAATTCATATTGCTTCTCGTATGGATTTCCCAGATATCACGTACTATATAAACAGAACCAACGGCGATGGTGATACCCAACAAATAGTTTGCTATTAATTCGGGTATTAAACTTTTCTTTTTTAATATAAACAGTATAATTAAAGGAATACATACAAGTATAATTTTTTTCATTAATACGGTTTGATATTCATATCGTTTCCCATAATAAGTATTAATTTGCACTAATCGCATTTTTGTATCATTCCGATTTTTTAAAGAAGACATTTTGCCTTTTACTGTATTAAGTTGATCTTCAATGACTCTTAATAAAGTCAACTGTCCGACTAAACTAACACTTGATTCCGAAACACCATTTTGTAAAATACTCATCATTCCTGTAACAGAATTAAATAATGCTTCACGTGCTTCCGATATATTATTTATTTGACCTAATAAGTTTTCTATTGAAGTCTGTTTTGAACTAGATTCTGGCATATTGCTGGTGGTTTCTAATTGGGTAATCAGTGCCTGCTCGGTTTCTTGTAAACCATTGATTTGCGTTAATATAGTCTCAATACTTGTAATATTGGCATCAGGCAACATTTATTATATATATATATATTCATTTGAAAAAATATATGTTTATATAGGATAAAGTTTATATAGGATAAAGTTTATATAGGATAAAGTTTATATAGGATAAAGTTTATATAGGATAAAGTTTATATAGGATAAAGTTTATATAGGTTATTCTATAAACCTCTATTTTTTTTAAGAATTCAACGATTTTGTTATTTTTATGGTTACTATAACAATAATAATTGCTAATATACTCCACAAAATATGTTTAAAATTTTGACTAATCATGTTTGTATTCCTATCTTCATTCATTGCAATGATTTGTTCTAATTGTTCGCCACTCCAATCGGATAATTCATTTCGGCTTTTTGAAAGTTCATTTAATGATACATCTATCGTCCTTTTTGTATTGGTCAACAGATTGACAACTTTCGTATACATATTTTTTAACGTTTTAATTCGCGTAATTACATTATTTGAAAGGTCATTTATAACATCTAGACCCGACGCATCTAAACTTCGTTTTTCATTCCTTGTATAATAAGCAAGACCACATTCAACCGCTGGACTCATTATGACCGGGTTAGAAGATAAAGTAAATTTATTGGTCCAATCGGCAGTATTAAGATAGTCATAATCGGCAACATTCGTTGGACACGACGACCCGTTATTACTAATGTCTTTTGTTCTTAAATAATAACTAAAATTAGTGTTTTTTATAATTCTTTTTTCCGAATAAATATTATTATTTTTTAAATAACATAATTGATTACTTGCATCAAACACAATACCTGCACATATCGGAGACGCCGACGCGGTCTCACCCATCGTGCTTCCATAGGTATTACATTTTATTTGACAATCCTGAACGTTACTAATATCCCTGACATCGTAAGGTGTGGTCAATAAATTACTACCGTTATTCGTAACATCAAATTTCCCCACCATGCGATAGGAGTTATCATACCTTGTCATACCACTCGTCGGATATGGTATTAATTTCCCCAAATGATTAATATACCCGATTTTTCCAAGATTACTTATATGGGAGGCCGAAATATCATATAAATTTGATGCATCCGAGTCCGGACCAACCGAATCATTACATGCTTCTTTATTATACATCACTTGAAGCGTTCCATTTTTCATCATTAATCGGTATTTTCCATTGGTTGAACCAATCCATTGAGTCTCCTCTAAAAATTCCCCACTGTTTAAATAATTTCTTCCGACGAGTTCATTATTAAATTTTTTCCCATTTTCTGCAACATACGCTGCATTTTCAATTGAATCGTTGATTAATTGAGAATCTTCATTTGACCATACGACTTCTTCGTTATTAATTGAATTTATTTTTAATAATGTTAAACTTCCATCATCGCCTAACCGTAACCTTAAAGCGTTACATAAATCGTATTCTTCACTACAATCAAACGTAGCAGTCTCGTTACCGCTACTCATAACACGTGGAACCGTTGTTATTTTTATTGCATTTGAGTCAACGCCACATTTATACATTGCGCGAAAATCTTTTCCTTTATCACAATCTACGGCCGGGTCATTTACGCTAGTATACGTTATAGTATAATCATAAACACCTGGAGTGGTTTCTGTAAGTGGGAAAGGAATATGTGTAGTCCAATTATTTTGCTCTATGTAGGGCATTTATATATAAAGTAGATTATTTTATATAAGGTTTAAATGATTAAATGTGCAACGATGCAACGATGCAACGATGCAACGATGCAACGATGTAACCATGTAACGATGTAACCATGTATTGCGTCCTGGCAATACATCGTTTTAATTTATAAAGTAAAGGCATCAAACAACCTCAAATTCTTGTTTTAAATTGGAATTTAAGGTATAACTACGAATCGGACTCGCACTTGGATTCGTGGATGGGGTAGGATCCGTCGTATATAATCCAATTGTCACGCCGTTTGCTCTTTCCCTATACATTTCTTCAAGGCGATTATAATAAACGATTTTGGTTATATCATATATCATACCTAAATCTAATAACCAAAATGCATTGGTAGTATCATTACTAAGGTAGCCACCCGTGCAATTATTATAGGATCTATTTCCCATATGACCATCAATCGCTTGATACTTATTATTCGGTTTAGTTTCAGGACTACATAGTACATACGACTCGGACGCCGTTACACTTCCTTTGGGGGTGCCGGCATAGTTAAGTCTTCCTTTAACTGCTAAATTTAGATGTTGTCCATTTGCATCATACCCATAAACGGCAAGTTGAACTATTTGAAGAACCGCTGGAGCATTCGTTCTATTTTTTACCATAATGTATCGTCCATTTAAGGGTGGGGAGGATTGCGTATTGCAATTTCTGCCAAAACTTGCCTGTATACTACTCTCTAATAGCGTTCCACCGTAAAATGCGTCACATTTACGATAAGGCGCCATCTTTGCCGTCGTGTGAGTGTATTTAGAACCAGAATTCATATATTGAATATGTTTCAAATTATTACTATTCTTTGTAACTAGGTCTGCATAGGTTAATTGTGTCGTAGATGACCCCCAAAGAGTAGTATCCTTATTTACACTATCAACGCCGGATGTAATCAACTTTTCATTATCCGTTAATTTCATTAATGCAAACACAAATCCTCTTGGACCACCATAGTTTCTTAAATAAAATTCAAATATATTTAAGCCTGGTTTAATATTAATCGTTGTTACTGGTGCATAGATGCTTTTTCCAGAAAGTCCAACTAACTGGATCCCATTCACCGTCACCGTTATAATTTGATTATCAACAATCATATGAATAACGCCGCTAATATCAAGTGCCAATTCATTTTTATAAAAACAATAGATGTAGTTTGAAGTATCGCCGCCTTTCCATATCCATCTGGCATCCCTTACTGGAAAAGATGCAGGCGACCATGAAGGAATATTAATCCAGGGATTATTTGTTGCATTATTAAAGGTTGCAATTATATCGGGTTTATTTTGAAGCGTAGTGATCGTTGATATTAAATAAGCATCACTTATTGCATTTGCACTACTAGAGGTATTTTCGGTATAAACCCCAATTAATCCATTCTTAAATAATCCACCTCTATTTGGCATTGTCCCACTTCCGGGAATAACCACCTTGTAAGCAACTTCCGAGGTTTGGTAGAGTGCTCGGTTCATTGTTGCCGATGTTCCAACATGACAGTTATAACCACTACCGCCTGTTTTTTTTGTAATTGCAAAACGTGTCTTATCGGAGTCAATTGCCCACGTTTTACATGCTTCCCTTGCATCTATGAATGAAGAAAAGGGGCGGCTATAGGCATTATTAAACCCCACATCGGGGGGTGATGAGGGTAATAATGAACTTGCTGAAATACAGACGGATTTATTGGTTACATTGGGTTCGGGTGCGCG